TCCATCTTTATAAATTTCAAGAAAGAAGTTTAGAAAGTTTATCTAAATTTGATTACAACATTATATTGAAGTCTAGACAATTAGGAATATCCACATTATCTGCCGGATATTCCTTGTGGCTCATGCTTTTTCATGATGATAAAAATGTACTTGTAATTGCTACAAAACAAGAAGTAGCTAAAAACTTGGTAACAAAGGTTAGGGAAATGCATAACTATTTACCAAGTTGGTTAAAAGGAAATACAACTGAAGATAACAAGTTAAGTTTACGGTTCTCAAACGGTTCCCAAATAAAGGCAGTCTCTAGTTCAAAGGATGCAGGAAGATCTGAAGCACTCTCACTTTTAATAATTGATGAAGCAGCATTTGTTGATAGTATTGATGAAATATGGGCATCATCACAACAAACTCTAGCAACTGGTGGTAAGGCAATCATACTATCTACTCCAAATGGCACAGGTAATTTCTTTCATAAGACATGGATGGCTGCAGAAGAAGGCAGAAATAAGTTTAATACAATTAGACTACATTGGAGCATGCACCCTGACCGTGCACAAGCCTGGAGAGACGAACAAGAACAATTACTAGGCCCTAAAATGGCAGCACAAGAATGTGATTGTGACTTTATTTCGTCTGGTAATACAGTAATAGACGGACAAACAGTACAATGGTATAAAGAAACATACATGCAACCTCCAGTTGAAAAACGAGGACAAGGCGGAGAATATTGGGTATGGGAATATCCTGATTATTCTAGGTCATATATGGTGGTTGCCGATGTTGCACGAGGAGATGGTAGTGATTATTCATCCTTTCATGTAATAGATATTGAAAATCTAACACAAGTTGCAGAATATAAGGGACATCAAACACCTAAGGATTTTGGAAATATGTTAGTAACAGTTGCTACAGAATATAACGAAGCTCTACTTGTAATAGAAAATGCCAGTGTAGGATTCGGATCAATACAGAGTGCAATAGATAGAGAATATAAGAACTTATATTATACATACAAACAGGATGGTGTGACAGATGCAACCACCCAAATATCAAAAGGTTACGATTTAAAGGACAAAAGTCAAATGACTCCAGGTTTCACAACATCTAGTAAAACCAGACCACTTTTAATTTCAAAACTTGATATTTATTTTAGAGAAAAAACGTTTATCGTTAGATCTACACGACTTCTAGACGAACTCGCAGTCTTTATTTGGAAAGGACATAGAGCAGAAGCCCAGAGAGGATATAATGATGACTTGGTAATGGCGCTAGCAATAGGCTTATGGGTAAGAGACACAGCCCTAAAGCTTAGGAATGACGGTATACAACTAAGTAAGAATGCAATTAACCATATTGTAAAAACTGACGGAATGTATTCTCAAAATGATGTTCATAGTGATTGGAAATTTGAAGACGGTTCAAACACCGGAGAAGATTTGACGTGGTTAATATAATAGAGAAATAAAATGGCAGACAAAACATTATTTGGAAGGTTAAAAAAACTAATTGGAAGTTCAGCAATAGTTAGAAAAGTTGGAGACAATAAATTAAAGGTTATTGATCCAGCAAGAGCACAATCTGTAGGAAATTTAGAATCAAACATATTGGTTGATAGATATAATAGACTACATACATCTTCAGGTGGTAGTGGAATATATGATCCTAGCCAAGGATTCAATCAACTTAGGCAGGAACTATTTAAGGACTACGAAGCAATGGATAGTGACTCAATAATATCAGCAGCACTTGATATATACGCTGATGAATCTACACTAAAAAATGAATTTGGTGATGTACTAGAAATTAAAAGCGGTAAGAAAGAAATTGAAGAAGTACTACATAACCTGTTCTACGACGTATTAAATGTTGAATTCAATTTATATCCATGGATTAGAATGATGGCAAAGTATGGAGACTTTTATCTACAATTACATATTGTTGAAAAACTTGGTGTTACTGGTTGCAACCCACTATCACCATATGCAATAACTAGACAAGAAGGAATAGATCCAGAGCGCCCAGATTCTGTAGAGTTTCTATTTGATGAAACATTTGGAGGTGCAACAGGTGCATATGGTAGAGCAACTAAAAACAATCAAAAAGTTTTTGAGAATTATGAAGTAGCTCACTTTAGGTTATTACAAGATACTAACTTCTTGCCATATGGAAAGTCCATGATAGAACAGCCTAGAAAGACTTGGAAACAATTAACTCTAATGGAAGATGCAATGATGATTCATCGTATTATGAGAGCTCCACAAAAACGTGCATTTAAAATTGACATAGGAAATATTCCACCAGCTGAGGTTGATACATACATGCAAAAAGTAATCAACAAGATGAAAAAAGTCCCATTCATGGACAAAAATACTGGTGATTATAACATGAAATTCAATTTACAAAATATGATTGAAGATTTTTATTTACCAGTACGAGGTGGTAATTCAAATACATCTATAGAAGATATAGGCGGACTTGAATGGACAGGTGTTGATGATATTGAATACTTAAGAAATAGGATGATGGCTGGATTACGTGTACCAAAGGCCTTTTTAGGATACGACGAAAATGTAGATGGAAAAGCTACACTAGCTGCACTAGATGTTAGATTCTCTAGAACAATAGAAAGACTTCAAAGAATCTTTGTTTCGGAATTAACTAAAATTGCAATCGTCCACCTATATACTCAAGGATATACAGATGAAGACTTAGTAGACTTTAGTTTAAACTTAACAAATCCATCAACAATAGCTGAACAAGAAAAATTAGACGTATTCGACAAAAAGGTATCACTAGCAGATGCAATCAAGTCAAATAAAATGCTTTCCGAAGATTGGATATATGAAAATATTTGGAAAATGAGTGGTGATGATATTAGTGTTGAGCGAGAAAAAGTAGTAGAAGATGTCATTCAAAAATACAGACAAGATACTATTGAATCTGAAGGTAAAGATCCAGCAAAGGAAGATGAAGTAGCTGAAAACATGAAGGAAAAAAATAAGCAAACACTTTCCTCATCTGGTGATACTAGAAAATCTAGAGCTGGAAAGTCTGATTCTGATGTCGGAAGACCAGAAGTAGATACAGATTATGGCACACAGCGCGCTCCAAGAGGACGAGATCCTTTGGGAAGTGAAACACGATCAAGAGACATAAAAAATAGGGATAGAAGTATCAAGGTAAATACAAAGGAAATATTCAATAGTATGAACCTTGGTAAAAAGTTGAACCTGAATGAAAAATCTATGTTGGATGAGGACAACTTATTGCACGAAGAAGACACAAAGGCGTAATCGTCTATATTTATATAAGAGACAAGAAAGTATGAGGGCATAACTATGGCGAAACATTCGAAAGTAAAAAACACAGGAATTCTGTTTGAATTATTGGTTAGACAAATTACAACCGACACACTAAATGGAGTAGATAAGTCGCCAGCAATTGCGATAATTAAGGAGTATTTTGGAAAAAATACAGTGATTAAAAAGGAACTTCACCTGTACCAAACACTAGTAACGGAAAAATATAAGTCAGAGCGTAAGGCCGATAAGTTTGTGGATCTAGTTCTAAAGGAACGATCAAAACTAAATTCAACTAATTTAAGAAGAGAAAAATACAACTTAATTAGGGAAATTAAAAACAACTATAATATATCGGAATTCTTCAAGGCAAAAATAGGAAAATACAAGCAGAATGCGTCTATATATATTCTGTTTGAGGTATCCAACGAAGAGTCTTTTACAACACCTAGAATAAACCTTCAATCTAGAGCAAATATTGTAGAGCATATCTGCGGAACCAATGTAGTAGTATCACATGTTGATAGAGTTGTAGAGGCATTCAGAGCAGAAGACAAGGATTTACGACTATTGGCATATAAAGTCCTAGTTGATAAGTTTAATAAAAAATATAGTAAACTTACTGAGTCCCAAGCGTCAATACTTAGAGAATATATTAATAATATATCCAACACGGAAACTCTTAGATCACAATTACACACAGTGGTTTCAAAGCATTTGAGATCCTTGTCAACAGAATTGAAATACGTAGATGACGCAGTTGTCAAAATCAAATTAAAAGAGGTTGCAAAACAGCTCAAGGATTCTATAGTCAATAAGAAAAGAATTGATGAGAAAAAAATACTAAATGTATTGCGATTGTCTGAATTGGTCGCGGAAGTTAGAAATGCAAGAAAATAAAATCATAGACGATAATGATGATTTAGATGAAATCAGTGTTTCGGCAAACGCAGGAAATTATGAAACACCAAACGCGTTCAGTGATGGTTCAGCTAAAAGTAAAAAGAAAACAAAGAAATACGCAACAAATAGTACAGGGTATAAGTTAGCCAAAAAGAAAAAGAAGCCTGTATATTATGGCGCCAAGAACAAACCGAATAAACCTTTGGGAGAAAGCAAAATGAAACACTCAGAAATAATAGCAGAAATGTTCGGCCTAAATTATAAAGATTTCAAAGCCGACAAAACAAAAAACCCAAAACAAAAGGTAAATGGTGCAATTAAGGAAATAAGTAAAAAACTTTTTGAGATTAGCCGAATAATAGATAGAGCAAGTAAACTTAAACAAGAAGCTGAAGTTGGTAGAGATTCATATTGGAAATCAACCGGACCTAGAATGACAAAAATTGCTGAGAGATTGATAAAGGTTTCTCAAAAATTAAGAGAACTTGCGTCATAATGAAAAAACAAAAACAAAAACAACTAATAGAAGCGTTAGCCGCTGATGAAATGAAGGCAATTAGATTGGCTATTCGTAAAGAAGTAGCTAGAATATTTTTTGACTTATATAGAAAGAAAGGCACATGGACTGCCGTTTAATTTAAAGAGAGAACACGATGGGACAACACTCATTTGATTGGAGAGCATGGAGCCTCATACCGGAAAACAAAACTTTAATTGCTGAAAATATGATAAAAGCAGTAAGTAAGTTTAAACGAGAACAGTGGCTTTGGGAAGCTAAGCACGAGTATTTGGCAATGGCATATAATCCTTCGCATGTTGCAAACGGACAAGCAAACGCCGGCACAACAATACAAGATGAAGTTGAAGTAGACATTTCTAATTTCCCAACACCCAGAGCAGTAGCAACAATGGCAATAGGATTTGCGTCAGCAGCTGCAACTCGATATTTTGGTATAGATGGTACATTAGTATATGATGAAACTGGAAATAATGATTATAGACCAATATTTAAGATTTATTCATAAATTCCTGTATATTTATATACAACAACAACAACAATTATTGTTACTAATTAAACTGTAGCATATATAAATTTAGGCCACGCCAGGCCACTAATCAATTTAAGGAGAGAAAAAATGGCAATTCAACTAGCAACAACATTAAAAGGATACTTCAATGCAGGAGACGTCCCAACAGAATCAAATTTTGCAGACATAGTAGATACTATTCGTAAACCTATTGTAGCAATTGCAGCAACAACTTATGCTCCTACATTAACACAAGACGGAACAATGTTCACATGTAATGCAGATGGTTCAGCACTTGCAATTACTCTACCTACAGCCGCTGTTGGTTTAGTATATGAATTCTTGGTGATTACAACTGTTTCTGCAGGAACAACTAGTATTACAACAGCAACAGCTGACAAGTTGTATGGATCAGTATTAAGAACTGTAGATGGATTATCTGCAACCCATGATGCTACACATACACAAGTAGACAGTAATACTGGTACAAACGATAATACGTTTACAATGAATGCAACTACACAAGGTGGTATCATTGGTACTTATCTTAAAGTTATTGGTATGAAAGCCAATGCATGGTACATTACTGGAACCAATATAGGTTCAGGTACACAAATAACAAACTTCAGTTAATAGTTTTAAACTGAATAACAGATAATAGAATATTGGCAATATGAGGAATTTCCCTTGTATTGTCACCTTTCTATCTTATGTATGAATAAAAACAATGGAGTATCATAAATGAGCTATAACAAACAATTACTGGTTGATTATACACTTTTTGACGTTTCGCCGCAAATGATTGCAGAATCCGAAAGTAAGAACAATGGAAGAGTTGTTGTACAAGGAGTCCTACAACGTGCAGGCGCAAAAAATCAAAATGGAAGGGTATATCCTAAGGACATTTTAATGCGAGAAGTAACGAATTACAAAAAAATTCAAATCGCAGAAAAAAGAGCTTTAGGTGAACTAGATCACCCCGAAAGTTCAGTTGTAAATTTATCGAATGTGTCTCACAACATAATCGATGCATGGTTTCAAGGAGACGATGTTATAGGTAAAGTTGAAATACTAGATACTCCAGCTGGAAAAATATTAAAGGAATTATTAAAGGCAGGTATAAAGCTTGGCATTAGTAGTAGAGGTTTAGGAAGTGTAGAACAAATGTCCGAAGGTACTGTTAAGGTTGGTAACGACTTTGAATTAATCTGTTGGGATTTTGTTTCTAATCCATCAACACATGGTGCATTTATGAAACCTACGTCAATAACAGAATCAGTAAATAAGCTTAACGTTAGCGAATGGGAACAATGTGATAAATACTGTAAAGTAAACTCTATTATCCTTGAAATGCTAACAGACATGGAGAACTAATATGGCAGACAATTACACAGACTTTAAACGATTAGGCCACCCTGGAAAATATAGGGGCATAATATCTGTTGCAAAAAACACAACAGTGAATTTCACAGGATCAAATTATGGAGCAGGAGCACTATTTTTCGAAAACGACGCTGGCTTCCACGCAGGAACAACTATAACATTTTCTGATGGATCGACAATCACTGCTAATAGATTAGGAAACGCGTTCGCATCAGGAAGTAACATTCTTGAAGCAAGTATATCTAAGATTGCTTGTCAAAATACAACGAACGCAACAGTTCATGTTCTACTTAAAAACGCACAATACATCGGATAAGAGAAACAAATGAAACTCAAACAACTATTACAAGAATCAAAGTTAGCTCCAGAACAAAAGAAAACTTTTCTAGAGGCGATATCAAAGTTCAATGAGTATGGAAAATCTGTATATAGAGAATCTAACTTAAAGGATGTCGTTGAGATAATGGAAAAACTAACATCAGGAGCAAGTAAATTTATAGTTGATGAGTCTGAAGATTGGTTTGATTCAGTAACTATAAAAAATGACTCAAAGGCAATAGATAATTCAGCCCAAAATTTCATAAAAACAGCAAATGAAATGATCGGAATGCAAAACAGGTTAGAATCTTTATACGAAGACTTAGGAAACAAGCTAGGAAGATACTATGAAATAACAGAAGCAATGGATGCAGTTGGTAAAGAAGATGATGATATAGATAATGATGGTGATTCTGACAAATCTGATAAATATTTAGCAAATAGAAGAAAAACAGTTACTAAAGCAATCAAAAACGAAGCAGCACCAAAGATGAAGGTTAGTGACGACCAAAAAAATGTAGCTGCAGCAATGAAGGTAATATCTAGAGTAGAAAATGGTATGAGAGCATTTAATCAAACTCAACACCAAAAATCAAAATCTGCATTCAAAAAAGCATTAAAGGCACTTGCAGAACTAAGAAGTATGGTTGGGAGAAGATAATGAAAAATGAATATTTTGATATGCAAGGCTGGTTAAGAAGACAATGGCAAAAGGACCGCGAACTAGTAAATGAAGAAAAACTTACAGAAGCTCCAATGGATAAAGGATTCCAAAAGGACTGGGAAAGAAATTGTAAAGTTTTGATAACTCACCTTGAACATGAACAAAAAACCGTTTCTGGCGCATACAAATCTACGGTAAAGAAGATGATACAAACTATGCGAACTGTAAAAGAATTTCCCGAATTAATGGGTAGAATGTTTGGAGATAAATAATGGCAACAATCAAATTAAAAAATATACTAACTGAATCAGCACCAGGATTTGAAAACAGAAAATGGGGTGATTCATTACCAACAGCTGCAGAAATACAAAAAGCGTACCAAGCAAAAAATAACATTTCAGAAGATACTGAACCGTTGACTGAGGAATACATTGAAGTTATGCGAGATTTAGACGATGGCCTAGACATTATAAAGGATTCATGGATGGAATGGAAAAACGGTCCTGCAACTGAAAAGCAACAAATCAAACCAGCCCAAAAAGAACTAATAACATATGTTACAAATTGGATGAAGAAAAATATAAAATAAACATATATAAACCAATTACATTAACTTTAAAAAGAAGTGGCATATAATTTTTATATGTCATTTTTTTTGTTTATATTTAATTAATATTTTATTTAACTAAAAAAGAAAAAATGCAAACAGACAATTACAAGAAAGACTACAAGAAAGACGATTACAACAAATCATCATTCAAAAAACGACACACAAGAGCTGACTTCTACTTAGCTGGAAATCCTGATGGAGTAAAGGTACCAGATTCAAGTCCAGGAACTTTAGAAAAGGCTATGAAATACCTTAAGAGACAGATGAAAGATTCTGAAGTATTACTTAAGTATAAGGAAAAGGCCTATTATGAGAAAAAATCTCAAAAAAGGAAGGTGAAAATGGAACGAGCAGTAGCTATGCAAAAGAAGTATGACTCCCAACAGAAAAGCATGTATGGTAAAAACCAATGCTGGTTCATCATGGCCAAGCCAGAAACTATGTAATTATACATTATATATATTAAATGCAAAGGGAAGCTAAATTTAGCTTCCCTTTGTTGTTTTTTTAATATATTTAGATATATTTATATCCGAATACGCCATTAAACTTATATGGCGGCAAAAATACACAAACCCTACCTATTAAGATTCCAATAATCTTATTTCCAA